TATTAATGTTGATGATGAGCAAATTGAAGATCGTATAGATGATGCACTAAAATATTATCAAGATTATCATTTTGATGGAACAGAACGGATTCTTTTACAACATCAAGTTACAGCTGCGGATAAAACTAATAAGTATATTACTCTAGATAACTCTATAATTGGAGTTAATTCTATTCTTGATATTGGTCAAGCTGTACAGTCTTCAAATATATTTAATATCAGATATCAAATACATTTAAATGATTTATTTGATCTTTCTGCTACTTCAATGGTACCATATGTAATGGCTATGCGTCATATAGAATACATAGAAGAATTATTTGTAGGCAAAAAACCAATACGATATAATAGACATATAAATAAACTTAATATTGAAATGGATTGGACAAATGATGTTGCAACTGATGAATATATGATTATTGATTGTTATAGAATAGTAGATCCTGATACATATTCAGATGTTTGGGGAGATAGATGGCTATCTAAATATTCTACTGCTTTAATAAAAAAACAATGGGGTTCTAATATTACTAAATTTGAAGGTATGCAATTACCAGGTGGTTTAACTTTTAATGGTGCTAAAATATATGATGATGCAGAAGCTGAAATTCAAAAATTAGAAGAAGAGATGCATGTAAGTTATTCTCTGCCTGTAAATGATATGATAGGGTAATAATGTGCCTACAAATACTTATTTTAATAATTTTTCATATGCCCGTGAACAAGATTTAGTTGAAGATCTAGCTATAGAATCAATTAAAATGTACGGTCATAATGTACGGTATATTCCAGCAACAGCTGCGCGAAATGATCCTTTATTTGGAGAAGATACTCTTTTAACTTTCAATAATGCTATTGAAATAGAAATGTATGTTAAAAATGTAGAAGGCTTCGAAGGTGAGGGAGATTTTTTATCTAAATTTGGTTTACAAATACAAGATCAACTTACATTAACAGTAGCTCGTAAAAGATATGATCAGTCAAGATCAGAAAAATTAACTACAGAAAATGGTTGGATGTATTTACAAGAATCTGCAAATACTGCAGCACCATCTCGTCAGTTTTTATCCACCTCTGCTAATACAACATCATATGGTGTACAACTTGAAACTGCTACAACTGGGGAAGGTTATGCTATTACTAATAATCGTCCAGCAGAAGGAGATTTAATATATTTTCCATTAGTAAAAAAATTATTTGAAATAAAATTTGTAGAACACGAAACTATATTTTATCAGTCAGGCAGATTACAAACATATGATCTTCGATGTGAGCTCTTTACATATAGCAGCGAACGACTTGATACCGGTATTGCTGATATTGATGTTATTGAAGATACACTTTCGACTGATATTCTTATATTTGAAATGTTAAATGAAGATGGTGATAAATTAATAAATGAAACCGGTGGATCTATTATGCAAGAATATCGACTAGAGGATCAGCAACCAACTGCTAATAATGAATATTTACAATCTAATGATCCTATATTTAGTTCATCTAGTATTATTGACTTTAGTGAATCTAATCCATTTTCGGAGGTTGATAGATATTAATGTTTGGTGCTCAATATTATCACGGTGCTATTAGAAAATATGTAATTGCTTTTGGTAATTTATTTAATGATATTTATGTTCAGCGTTTAGATTCAAATGGCAATCGAATACAAACTTTAGGCGTGCCATTAGCATATGGTCCAAAAGAAAAATGGATTGTGCGTATGGAACAAGATCCTAATTTAGATAGCCCAACAGCAGTTACAGTTCCACGTATGGGATTTGAAATTATAGCTTTTACTTATGCTTCACAACGGAAAATTTCATCTACTATTAAAAATGCAAAAAATAAAAATTCTGATTTAAATAGATTAAATACTCAATATGTGCCCGTACCATATGATATACAATTTTTGCTTTCAATATTTGTTAAAAATGCTGATGATGGAGCTCAAATTGTAGAACAAATTGCTCCATATTTTAGACCAGAATTTACTACAAATGTTAGATTAATTCCGGAAATGGAAGTAGTACTAGATACACCGGTAGTACTTCAAGATATTACAATAGAAGATACATATGAAGGGGATTTTGATACTCGTCGAGTTTTAATATATAATTTAAATTTTAATATGAAAGCATATATGTATGGTCCAGTATCAAATAGTGGTATAATAAAACGTGCTATTACTAATGTTTTTGGAGATATGCCGGCAGGTTCTCCTCAAATGGAAAAAATTACTATAACTCCTGCACAATATGCGAATGGTGCTCCATTATTTGTTCCTTCCGGAAATGCATCTCTTTCTGTTGCCACAAGTAGTATAAGTGCTAATAGTGATTATGGTTTTTCGTTAGATATTACAACTGATTCTTATACTATAGAAACTTCATGAGAATAAAATGAAAACTGAAATGGAAAAGAATATGGAAGAAATTTTAGATCTTCCGATTAATCAACCTATAGCAGAAATAATTGAAAAAAATAGGGTTATACCTATGGCAGCTGCTGCCGGTATTACAGATGATGATATTATGAAAGATTATTCCTACGCTAGAAAAAATCTTAAAAGTATTATTGATTCTGCTCAAATGTCGATAGAAGATCTTGGATCGATTGCTGCCACTTCTGAGAGTCCGAGGGCGTATGAAGTTCTAGCTGGTCTGATGAAAACCATCGTTGATGCAAATAAAGATCTATTAGAATTACAGAGAAAAGTAAAACAATTAAAAGAAGATACTTCACAACCACAATCCGTAACTAATGCTCTGTATGTTGGTAGTACTACTGAACTACAAAAACTTATCAAAGATACCAAATAATTTAAATATCGGACAAGTCCTATTATAACACAGTTAGCAGAGATGTCAATAGAAAACTCAGTTTTTAGATGTAAAAAAACAGAAAATTTAATTGTGCCGATGCAACTTTGGTATAAATGGAGAAGTAATTTATCTTCTGAAGATCATGATTGTATTATTTATTGTAAATGTGGAAAAACAGAATGTAAAGAAATAAAAAGACAAGTAAAGGCTTGTAGTAAATATGCAACAACATGAAATTTATCTGAATAATCCTCTTCTCAAAAGAGCATATGTTTCTATAGAATGGACAGAAGAAGAAATAAAAGAAATTATTAAATGTTCTAAAGATGTTCAATATTTTATACGCACATATGTAAAAATTATTAGTTTAGATGAAGGTTTAATAGATTTTAATATGTATCCATTTCAGTCTGAAATAGCTGAAATGATTTGTAATAATAGATTTTCTGTAATTAAAACTTGTCGTCAAGCAGGTAAAACTACTACATCAGCTGCAGTTATTTTATGGCATGTTCTTTTTGAAGAAAATTATACTGTAGCAATTTTAGCTAATAAATTAAGTACTGCCCGTGAAATTCTTTCTAGAGTACAGAGAGCATATGAAAATTTACCAAAATGGTTGCAACAAGGTGTTATACAATGGAATAAAACAAATATTGAGCTTGAAAACGGTTGTTCAATTTTAGCATCTTCTACTGCTTCAACGGCTATACGTGGTTATTCTATTAACTTTTTGTATTTAGATGAATTTGCATTTGTCCCTCGTAATATTCAAGATGATTTTTTCACATCTGTTTATCCTACAATTATATCAGGTACTAAAACTAAAGTTGTTGTTACTTCTACTCCCAATGGTTTTGATTTATTTTATAAAATTTGGACAAATAGTATTGAAAATAGAAATGAATATGTTAACTTTAAAGTTGATTGGTGGGAAGTTCCCGGTCGAGATGAAGACTGGAAAAAGAAAACAATTGCTAATACTAGTGAAGATCAATTTAGACAAGAATTTGAAGCAGAATTTTTAGGATCTGCAAATACTTTAATTGCTCCAACTACTCTTAGAAGACTTACTTTTACAAATCCAATTTCACAACATTATGAAGGTAGTTTAAAAATATATGAAGAACCCATAGAAGATCATACATATTTTTGCATTGTAGATACTTCAAGAGGAGCAGGAATTGATGCATCAGCTTTTGTGATAATAGATACAATGACAGTACCATATAAAGTTGTTGCTTGTTATAAAAATAATATAATTGATCCTCTTATATATCCTGAAGTTATATACAATGTTGTAAAAACGTATTGTGATGCTTTTGCTTTAATAGAAATAAATGATAATGGACAACAAATTGCTGATATTTTACATCATGATTTAGAATATGAAAATTTAATATTTACTAGTGTAAAAGGCAGAGCAGGTCAAGTTATAGGTGGTGGATTTGCTGCAGCAGTACAACGTGGTGTCAGAACAACCAAACAAGTAAAAAGAATTGGTTGTGCTAATGTTAAAACTATGATTGAAAAAGATAAAATTTTATTAAATGATTATGATTTAATAAATGAAGTTTCTACTTTTGTTCAAAAAGGTAATTCTTATGAAGCTGAAATTGGAGCTCATGATGATCTTATGATGTGTTGTGTATTATTTGCCTGGGCAACAAATCAAACTTTCTTTAAAGATTTAACAAATACAGATTTTCGGAAAAAATTATTAGAAGATAGAGAAAAATTAATATTTGATTCGGTTTTACCATTTGGAATTATAGATGATGGTCATGATCCTGAAACAGAAGTAGTAATAAATAATCCAGAGATTGAATTTTGGAATGATTTGGATGAAAGTAATAAATGGTCTTCCTGGTGATTAGATTTTTTTCATTTTATAAATAATATGGAAATCAACTAAAAAGATTTTGATATAAAATCGTTAACACAAGGAGAATGAAAATGCCTTTTCAAGTTTCACCAGGCGTTAATATATCTGAAATTGATCTTACTACAGTAATTCCTGCTGTCTCAACTACACAAGGCGCCATTGCTGGGCGTTTTCACTGGGGTCCGGCGGATAAAATTATACTAGTATCAGATGAAGATGTATTAGAAAGCCAATTTGGTAAACCTGATTCCGATAATTATCAGGAATGGTTTACTGCAAAAAATTTCTTAGCATATGGTAATGCTCTCTGGGTATCTCGTGTGATGAATGGTGCTAATAATGCATCAACTTCAGCAGTCGGCCGTAATGTTAAAAATAATGATGATTATGAAAATAATTATTCTTCCGGTATTACTGGTGGTGGTAATTGGGTTGCAAAATACCCTGGGTCATTAGGAAATTCACTAAAAGTTTCAGTTTGTCATAGTTCAACTGCTTGGTCTGCTGCTATACAAGCAAATCTTACTTTCACTGTTGATACTACTACTATTGATACTTCAAATGATACAAGCGACGAAGTTGTTGTAGGGGATGAATTATTTTATCAATCTGCAACTATTAATTTAGGAGATGGTCTTAAAGTTTCAGCAGTTAATAGTACTGTAATTACAGTTTCAACAGCGCCAACAGCTGTGCAACTAGGTATAACTTCTGGTGGTACAATTTCTGCTAATAATACCATTCTACGTAGATGGGAATATTATGATAATTTTGATGCCGCACCAGGTACTTCATCATATGCAACAAGAAATGGAGGTTCGGGTGATGAACTTCATGTTGCAGTTGTAGATGAAGATGGTGATATTACA